ATGACCTGCAGCTCTTCGAGGATTGATCTCGCTGCCCGCCGACTGCTGTCGTCCATCGCCGGGACCCGTGATGCGCGGGTCTCGGCCATGGCGTTGGCGCACATGCGTGGCGCAGGCACGGTGTTAATCGATGCCGGACTGCTCGTGCAGCGCGGCGGCGCGATGTCCGTAGTCGCAGAAGACGATCTGGACGACAGCCCGATCTCCGTCATCGTCCACCCGGTCACCGGCCAACATGGGCATCTCGGCAACGCGACTTGGCAAGACGAGCGCGCGAGCGAACGCCGCCGCGTATATGCACTCGACATGGCGGCAGTAGCTCGGCGGGTGGTCGGCCAGCTCGATTGCACGCTTAGTGACGATCCCGTGCCGTACCTCGACGGCGTGGTGCTGGATTTCGGGACGGCGCGGTTGCCGAGGCGCAGGGCGCGCGTCGGCATCTGGGTCGCGCGCGGTCTGACAGCGCCAGCGGCTTTCGCGGAATTACGTCAAGTTGTAGCGCAGCGTCCGCCGGACGGCCTTCGTTTGGTCATCTTCCTGGACCGGCTGGATCGTCATCGATTACGATTCATCCGAGGTCATGAACTCGTCGGGCTGGCGGACGTGGTCGATCATGAGGATGGCCTTGCCGTCTCTCCGGAAGTTCTGGCTGCCCGCCTGATGAAGGGCCCGTCGCACCAAGGTCCTGTCTGGGTGTCGGGCGATGGCGGGGTGCTGATCGTGCACGGCAGATGGCACGAGTTCACCGGAGGCAAGCAGAAGATCGCCGTTGCGATGCTCGCCGAGGCGTGGCTGGACGGCGATCCGGTACTGACTGTCGCACGCGTGCTCGAGGAGGCCGAGTGCGGCGCGTCCGTGAAGCGGTTGAAGGACCTCTTCGGTGGCCATCCCACTTGGCGCGAGGTGATCAGGGAAAATGGAACCAGTTGTTGGCTAGAAGTGTGACGTACCAAGCTGGATAAGTCATTGAACATAAAGTAATGTGCCAAGAAGTATTGGCCCTCGCCATAACGTCGCGACCCTGCGCTTTGAGTATTCGACCCGTCGCTCCGAAGGTCGTGCGTCGCATGGGTGGAGCCGCCGCTCGCTGGAGGCGGAATAAGCGTTCATGATGCGGAGGCGTTCCGTCAATGGGGGTTGGCTAACTAACTGCATCAAGCGAGTAGCGTCCGAAATTGTTCGCCGAGATGTTCGAGCACGTCGATGACGCCGTCGTAGATGATGTCTAAGGCTCTTCCGTAGCCATCGTTAAGAGTGGCTGGATCGACGCCAAGCCGTTCGAGGTGAACGAGGGTTCCGCCCGACTCGTGGGCGTCGGCGATCCGAAGATCGTTGTTCACGAAAAGCGCGGCCAATGCCGGGTTCCGGTATGTCAGATCGTCTTCCTGCGGGTCTGCTCCGAACGCCTCTACGCTTTCGCTCTCCCCGTTGAGTCGCTCTGCGATGTTCGTTAGGGCCTGCAGCAGCTTGAGGCTGCCGAAGCTCTTCACGGCATCTTTCCGGTGCCCGCCCGCGAGCACAAGGTCCCTCAGGATACCGTTGGGGATGCGCTGCCAGAACTCGTGCAGACGCTTGCATCGGGACAGGAAGGCTTGCTCCGTCATGTCGAGCGGGGCGACCTGCGACAGTCGCACGAGCTCAGGATAGTCCCGGAAACCTTCGGTCTGCAGCCTGGTACGGGAAAGCTTCACGATTTCTTCCGGCGCCCGGTTCTTGCCGATTTCACGGGAGACCTGTGCGAACAGGTCGCCGAGGTTCATGGTAGCTGCGACAAGCCGCGCAGTCTTCGCCGGCATATGCTCTTCGGCTGGATCTGATAAGCCTACCAGTGTTGGCGATACGGCATGAGCGTGCGCGTGGATGATCTCACGGTCGGGCTTGGGCTTATAGAGCTCCCGCATCGGCACGCGGATCAGGTTCCGACCAACTCGGACGCATCCGCTGAAGCCCCATTGGCCGAGATATGACGGGCTACAATGCCACTGCCCATCCGGATCGACCACCGGAATGGCATCATAGCGATCATTTTGTTCGTAGCGCTCTAGAAAGCGGTCATCGAGATGAACGAGGCTCAGGTCCACCAAGGCGTTGGCGTCGTCGTGGGTCATAGGCTTAGTCCATCCCGGCCAGATCAAACCGTCGGCCGTAGGTTCGTCGCAAAGCGCGGGCGGAACGGCAACGACCGCCGCCCAAACCTGAATAAGCAAACCGCCATCGAACTCCCGAATATCGAGTTCGTACCAGCCGGCGTCGGGCTTGAGAACAACATGACCCTTTCCGCCCATGAGCGTGCGCAAGCCCCCTTCATCCGGAAGCAGAGCCTTATAGTAAAACGTCCGCACGCCGTGCAGGCCCCTCATCCAAAGGTAACGCCGCAGGGCGGTGTTCGACATTGTCCAGCAAACGTCGCGCGAAGACTTGAAGTAGTGTTGCGCCGTCGTTTCCCCTTCCGCCACGCCGAAGACCGGAACGGACAGATCATCGTAGACGATACGCTGTCCTTCGCCCCCAACCAGACGGCTAGAAAGCCCTAGAGCCATCCAGACTTTCTCGGAAAGTGTATAGCTGTAGAACGATCCGCACCCGAGCGACGCGACGATGGGATCGTGACCGTCAACGGTAGAGGGGTTGTATGCCCTCAGTCCGCCCTTGTGTCGCACGTCCGGAGTTGAGAAAGATACGACGCCGTCGCTCGCCGCTCTGGGGATCCCGAGGGACGCAAGATCCTCCTCCGGCACCGCGATCATGATCATCTGATCAAACTCTTGGGCCGGGCCGTCGGAGGATTTCTCCCGCCGTGTCGTGACTGCGACCGGCAAAGCGGGATCCGCAGCTTTTATCGGCGCGAGGAGGTCGTGCAGCCGGTGGGGTAAGAGATCCCCGGTGATCGGAAATTCGGCGACGTAATCGATCAGCATGGGTGAACTGCAGCTTCTGAGAACGAGATATTTCGACTTTACCGGACAAACGACTGGACGACACCCCTCCTGCGGTATTCTTGATTTTGGGGCAGCCTTACAACGTAGTCGTACAGAGTGTGCAGTTCCTCAAGCGAAGCATGCGCAATGAACATAAAAAGGTCGAGCTGCAGGTCTTGGCCTAGTGGGTATACTGAAACGCGGGGTCCGCAACTTCTCTTGTGCCCGCAAATGGCCATCCTCTCACCGCAGGGGTCCATGCTGAGAAGTTGTTGGCGCACTGAACCACCACGAGCAGTTTGGCTTACCTCGGTCCCAAACGACCTTCGCGTAGCCATTGCCATGTTGCGTTCGAAGGCTTGAGTCGCCGCACCACGGGTGCGTCTTTTTTCCACTTGAGCTGCATTCCTCCCGTCTCCCCTCCCTGGCTCCTCCCGCTGCCCTCCCGGGCGCTCCCCCATTCTCCTTCGCAGGCATTCGGCCAAACGCGAAGGAGACGAAGATGTCAGTCACACACCTCAACCAGGTCGAGCTTGCGGCTCGCTGGAAGATCAGCCCGCGCACGCTGGAGCGCTGGCGCTGGACGGGCGATGGGCCCGCATTCATCAAGATCGGCGGCCGGGTAGTTTACCGGCTCGAGGACGTCGAGACCTTTGAGCGCACGCAGCTGCGCGCCAGCACCGCCGACACCACCCCCAAGCCTGCGGCGTGAGGGAGGTGATCATGAACATCCCCAACATCATCACGCTCGACGCGCTCCGGCACATGGCTGTCGGCGAGATCGCGGCGCTGCCGGCGGAGGAGCTTGCTCGGCTGCACAGCGAAGCCGACGAGGCTTTGCGCTCGGCGAAGAGCCTGCGCGACTGGCTCGAAGGCGCCATCGCTCTCCGCTACGGCGACCGGGCCGCACAGGCGCGGCATGAGGCCGGAAAAGACACCGGGACCGTTCGGTTTGCCGATGGTGCGGTCACCGTGGTCTCCGACCTTCCGAAGCGGGTCGAATGGGATCAGGACCGGCTTGCCGAGTTGGTCGAACGCATCCGGGCCGAGGGCGATGACCCGCGCGCCTATGTCGATGTCAGCCTGAAGGTCCCCGAGCGCAAGTTCACGGCCTGGCCCCCCGCCATCCGCAGCGCGTTCGAGAGCGCGCGCACGGTGCGCACCGGCAAGCCGACTTTCCGCCTCGTCCTCGACGGGGAGGCGCCGGCATGACCCTTCCCATCATCAGCGCCGATGCGCGCCTCGCGGAGCCCCGCGGCATCAAGGGCTGCATCTTCGGCAAATCGGGCATCGGCAAGACGACATTGCTTTGGACGCTCGATGCGCAGTCCACGCTCTTCATGGACCTGGAGGCGGGTGACCTCGCGATCGAGGGCTGGCCGGGCGACACGATCCGACCGCGCACCTGGACCGAATGCCGCGACTTCGCGGTCTTCATCGGCGGGCCCAACCCCGCGCTGCGGGACGAGCAGGCCTACAGCCCGGCGCATTACGAGGCGGTCTGCGCCAAATTCGGCGATCCGGTGGCGCTCGAGCGCTACCAGACCATCTTCGTCGACTCCATCACCGTGGCGGGGCGGCTGTGCTTCCAATGGTGCAAGGGCCAGCCCGAGGCGGTCTCTGAGAAGACCGGCAAGCCCGATGTCCGTGGTGCCTACGGGCTGCACGGCCGCGAGATGATCGGCTGGCTCACGCATCTGCAGCACACGCGGGCCCGGAATGTCTGGCTGGTGGGGATCCTCGACGAGAAGCTCGATGACTTCAACCGGCGGTATTTCGCGCCACAGATCGATGGCTCCAAGACTGGCCTCGAACTGCCCGGAATCGTGGATGAGGTCATCACGATGGCCGAGCTCGCGGCTGAGGGCGGCGACCCCTACCGGGCCTTCATCTGCCAGACGCTCAACCCCTGGGGCTACCCGGCCAAGGACAGATCGGGGCGTCTCGCGCAGATCGAGGAGCCGCATCTCGGGCGGCTGATGGAGAAGATCCGCCAGCCGGCACTGCCTGCATCGGAGCGCTTGCGCTTCACGCGGCCCGAGGCCGCGCCCGCCCAATCCGACAATTGAACAGACCAGAAAGGACCATCGCAATGTCCGGTTCATGGAACGACTTCAACGGCGCCAAGAACAACGCCAATCTGATCCCCAAGGGCACGCTGGCGAAGGTGCGCCTGACCATCCGGCCCGGGGGCTTCGACGACCCCGCGCAGGGGTGGACCGGCGGCTACGCCACGCGCGGCAGCACCGGCTCCGTCTATCTCTCGGGTGAGTTCACCGTGCTCGAAGGGCCCTATGCCCGGCGCAAGGTGTTCAGCCTGATCGGGCTCTACAGCCCGAACGGGCCCAACTGGGCCAATATGGGGCGCAGCCTCGTGCGCGGCATCCTCAATTCCGCGCGCGGCATCTCCGACAAGGACAACTCGCCCGAGGCGCAGGCGGCGCGGCGGATCAATGGCTTCGGCGATCTCGATGGCATCGAATTCGTCGCCCGGATTGATATCGGGTCCGACACCAACGGTGACGACAAGAACGAGATCCGCGGCGCCGTCACGCCCGACCACAGGGACTATGCGAGCCTGATGGGGGCGGCGCCGCGCCCGACACCCGCAGCGCCCGCGCAGCCCTCGGCCGCACCGCAAGCCCCGACCGGCGCCCCCGGGCGCCCGTCCTGGGCGCAGTGAGGGGGGATCGGTCATGCTGCTTCGCCCCCGCCAGAAACAGTTCGTCGAGCGCAGCCTGTCTGCGCTCGACACCCACGGCAACGCGCTCGGTGTCGCGCCGACCGGTGCCGGCAAGACCATCATGCTCTCTGCTGTCGCAGGCCGCGCCGTGGGCGGCACCGATGCCAAGGCCTGCGTGCTGGCGCATCGTGACGAGCTGACGAGCCAGAACCGGTCCAAGTTCGCACGGGTCAACCCGAACATCACGACCTCGGTGGTGGACGCCCGCGAGAAAGCCTGGAATGGCCAGGTTACCTTCGCGATGGTGCCCACGCTGGCGCGCAGCGGCAATCTGGACGCGCTGCCCACGCTTGATTTGCTGGTGATCGACGAGGCCCACCACGCGGCCGCGGAAAGCTACCGGCGGATCATCGACCGCGCGCGCGACCGCAACCCGGAATGCCGGATCTACGGCGTAACGGCCACGCCCAACCGGGGCGATCGCAAGGGGCTGCGCCCGGTCTTCTCCAATGTCGCCGACCAGATCAAGATCGGCGAGCTGATCGCATCCGGCCATCTCGTCCCGCCCCGCACCTTCGTCATCGATGTCGGCGTGCAGCACCAGCTGGGGCAGGTCCGCAAGACCGTCGATGACTTCGACATGGACGCGGTGGACGCGATCATGAACCGCGCGCCCGTCACGGATGCAGTCATCCGCCACTGGCAGGAGAAGGCGGGTGATCGGCAGACCGTGGTGTTCTGCTCCACCGTCGATCACGCGCGCAACGTCGCCGCGGCCTTTGCGGCAGCCGGGGCGCCATCCGGGCTGGTCCATGGCGACATGAGTGCCGCCGAACGGCGCGCAACGCTAAGTGCCTATGCGGCCGGCGAGTTGAGGGTCGTGGTCAATGTCGCGGTGCTGACCGAGGGCTGGGATCACCCGCCCACCTCCTGCGTCGTGCTGCTGAGGCCCAGCTCCTACAAGTCGACCATGATCCAGATGATCGGCCGGGGGCTGCGCACCGTGGACCCGGCCGAGCATCCCGGCTTGATCAAGACCGATTGCATCGTTCTCGATTTCGGCACCTCCACGCTGATGCACGGGGCGCTGGAGCAGGATGTCGACCTCGACGGGCGCGAAGCATCCGGTGAGGCGCCCAGCAAGGAATGTCCCGACTGCGGTGCCGAGGTGCCGATCGCCACCATGGAATGCCCGCTCTGCGGCCATCTCTGGGAGCGCGACGAGGATGCCGGCTCCGAGCCGCTTGGCGCCTTCGTGATGTCCGAGATCGACCTGCTGAAGCGCTCCAGCTTTCGCTGGGTGGACCTCTTCGGTGACGATGGCGCGCTCATTGCGAACGGGTTCAGCGCCTGGGGCGGCGTCTTCTTTCTCAATGGCCGCTGGTATGGGATCGGGGGCTTGCCGCGCGAGCAGCCGCGGCTTCTCGCCGTGGGCGAGCGCACGGTCTGCCTTGCGGCGGCCGATGACTGGCTCAACGAGCATGAGAGCGACGAGAGCGCCCACAAGACCCGCCGCTGGCTGAATCAGCCGCCCACGGACAAGCAGCTGGCCTGGCTGCCGGCCGAGTACCGGCAGGATTTCGGGCTCACGCGCTATCAGGCCTCGGCGCTGCTGTCCTTCCGCTTCAACCGCGCGGCGATCCGCGCGCTGGTGTTCGGGGCCGAGGGCACGGCCGCCGATGCGATCGGGAGGGCGGCATGAGCCATGGCGTCATCATCCCGACTTTCCGCCGCGGACCGGCATCGGCTCTGGCATCCGCGTGGCACGCTCTGTGCTGTATGTGGGCAACTCCCGCGTGGATTTGGCTGGCGCGATCCGGTGCCTTTGAGGCGGCCCCGATCCTCGGTCTGGTTCTGCTCGATGGCCTGCCAGGGCTACTGGACGCGCTCGGCGCGCAGGTGTGTCGGCATGGTTGATCTCACCGAGGAAGAGCGCGCCGCAGTCACCGCGACGATGAAACGCGTGGCGCTGCTGATGGACGAGATCGGCTGGGCCACCCCGCTTGCCGATCTGACCGAGGCGCAGGTGCGCGCACTGATCGAGGAGGCCGTGGAGGGCTTCCGCGAGGCCATGGCCGACCAGGCGCGAGCCAACGAGCCGGAGGTGCCGTTTTGACCAAGCTCTGCACGAAGTGCGGCGTCGAAAAGGACGTCTGCGAGTTCGGCCGCCGACGGCTCAGCCCTGATGGGCGACAGTCCTGGTGCCGGGATTGCCGCCGGGAATACCAGCGTGCCTATGCGCAGAACTTCCGCGATCCCGAAAGGCATCGGGAAGCGCAGCGCCGTTATCGGCTGCGCCACGCTGAAAAGCACAAGGCGCACAGCATCGTCAGGAGCGCCGTCAAGGCGTGCCGGATCATCGTGCCGGTCTGGTGCCAGCGCTGCGGCTGCGTGACCGATCTGGAAGCCCATCACCACGACTATTCCGAGCCGCTCAATGTCGAATGGCTTTGTTCGACCTGCCACGGGCTCGCTCACCGCAGTTACGAAGAGGGTCAGCATGCTGGACTATAACAGCCGCCCCGGCATCGCCGAGCGCATCAACGCGGCCGTGGATGCCGCTCTCGAGGCCGAGCGCGCGGCAACGCCCCCACGCGACTACCTTGGCGGCTCGCGGCTGGGCCACCCCTGCGAACGCGCGTTGCAGTTCGAATTCGTGGGCGCGCCCAGGGACGAGGGCCGGGATTTCACCGGCCAGATGCTGCGCATCTTCGCCATCGGGCATCAGCTCGAGGATCTTGCCATCCGCTGGCTGCGGGCGGCGGGGCTCGATCTCTACACCCGCAAGGGCAATCGCCCCGATGGGGCGCAGTTCGGGTTCAAAGTCGCGGGCGGGCGCATCCGCGGTCATGTCGACGGGATCATCGCCGATGCCCCCGCGGCGCTGGGGCTGCGCATCCCGGCGCTGTGGGAATGCAAGACCATGAACGCGAAGAACTGGCGCGATACGGTCGCCAGGGGCGTGAGTGTCGCCAAGCCGGTCTATGCCGCACAGATCGCGCTGTATCAGGCGTACATGGAAGGGACGGTCCCCGGAATCTCGGCCAGTCCGGCGCTCTTCACGGCGATCAACAAGGACACGGCCGAGCTGCACCACGAGCTGGTGCCCTTCGACGCCGATCTTGCGCAGCGCATGTCGGATCGCGGCGTGCGGATCCTGCGGGCGAGCGATGCGGGCGAGTTGCTGCCGCGCATCGCCCGCAGCCCGGACTTCTTCGAGTGCCGGTTCTGCCCTTGGTCCGAGCGCTGCTGGAGCCTGCCGGCATGAGCGACGACACGATCATCCATTTCAACCCGTGGCGGGATTTCAACGACGCCGCGCCCACACCGGACGCGTTCGGGGTCGAACCCGACCCCGCGCAGATCGCGGCGTTTCTCGATGTGGTCTTCGGCTACTGCGAAGGCCTCATCCCGGTGCGCGGCTTTGTGGACAAGGGGCAGGGCTTCGACGGACGCCCGCACAACATCTGGATCCCGGCGGACGCCACGGCGCCTGAGAAGATGGCGACCTTTGCGAACTGGGCCTGGCGGGAGGGCGCGGCCGTCTATGTGATCCCCGGCACCGTCGCCGCACAGGGCGAAGCGCGCGCGGCCGATGTGCAGCAGATGCAGACCGTCGTCGTCGACCTCGATACCGGCGACATCACCGCCAAGCTCGCGCATCTGCGCCATTATCTGGGTCGCCCCACGCTAGTCGTTGAAAGCGGCGGGCGCACGCCCGAGGGGCGCGACAAGCTGCATGTCTGGTGGCGGCTCAACGAGCCGGTCGAAGGCGCGGATGTGTCCGAGGTCTGCCGGCTGCGCGGCGAGATTGCCGCCAAGGTCGGCGGCGATACGCATTTCCGCTCGGCGCATCAGCCGATCCGTGTGGCGGGCAGCGTCTATCACAAGGGGGGCTTCCAGCGGATCGTCCGGATCGCCGAGCAGGCCGATCACGAGGTCGATCTGGCCGAGTTCGCCGAGGCCGTGGCGGAGATGCCGCCGCTCGACGGCATCGCGCTGCCCACATCCCCTTCCGCCGACAAGCCATCCATCGATGCGGTCCTCACCAACCCCGTCCGCGCGGCCGGTGAGGATGACTGGACCCGATTTCAGGGCGCCAGCGCGGCCATCGGCCACTACCTGCGGCTGGTGCATGAGGGTCGTCTGTCAGGGCCCGAGGGCTGGGAGGCGATCTGCGGCTACAACGCCGCCATGCTGCGCCCGAGCTGGCCGCTCGACCGGCTCCAGCGCGAGACCGAGCGCCTCTGGGCCCTGCATGTCGCGCGCAATGGCCCGGCGCAGGAGGTGCGGCAGGCACCAAGGGTCGAGGCCTTCACGCTGGGCGCGCTGCTTGACGACACAAGCCCCATGCCCGACGACATCATCGCCCCGCGCGTCCTGACGCCGGGCGGGCTGCTGGTGCTGGGCGGGGCGCCCAAGGTCGGCAAGAGCGACTTTCTGATCTCCTGGCTCGTGCACATGGCCGCGGGCGTGCCGTTTCTCGGCTTCATGCCGCCGCGCCCCCTGCGCGTGTTCTACCTGCAGGCAGAGATCCAGTATCACTACCTGCGCGAGCGACTGCAGGCTCTCGGGCTTGAGCCGCATCTGCTGGCAGCGGCGCGTGACGGGTTCGTGGCCACGCCCAAGCTCAAGCTCCTGCTGGACAGCAACGGTCTGCCGAATGTCATCGAGGCGGTGTGCGGCGCCTTTGGCGACCCGCCGGTCGACATTCTCTGCATCGACCCGATCCGCAATCTCTTCGATGGCGGGCCGGACGGCGGCGGCGAGAACGACAACGCCGCGATGATGTTCTTCCTTCAGGAGCGCATCGAGCCGCTGCGCGAAGCGGTCAACCCCGAATGCGGCGTGATCTTGGCCCACCACACGCGCAAGCTCGGCAAGACGCAGTTGCGGGAGGATCCCTTTCTCGCTCTCTCCGGCGCCAGCGCGCTGCGGGGTTTCTACACTTCCGGCCTGATCCTGCATCGCCCGGATGAGGAGCGCCCCGAGCGGCGCCTCGAGATCGAGTTGCGCAACGGGCCGGCGCTGCCCTCGAAGCTGATCGACAAGCGCGCCGGGTGCTGGGTGGAGCTCGACCCTTCCGGCGAACGCATCGTACGGCGCGATTTCGGCGAGAAGCTCGATGCCGAGCGCATGCGCAAGCGCGATGTGATCCTGCAGCTTCTGCTGGACGAGGCCGGGCGCGGCAAGCTCTACACCGCGCTGCAATTCGCCGAGAGCTACGAGAACAAGGCAGGCCTCGGCGGCAAGGACACGATCCGCGACCGCATCAGCGTGCTCGCCACGAAAGGCGATATCAAGTTCGTCCGCGACGGCCGCCCGTTCGGCCTGCCGCGCTCCACCTCCAAGTTCGGCTATCTCTGCGTCGAGGGCATGGTGTTCCCGGCCGACAGCGAGCTTGTCGACCCAGAGACCGGCGAGATCCACCCCGGCGGCATCCCGGTCCTGCCCAGCACCTACAAATGCCCGCAGAGCGGTGCCCCGCTGCCAGTCGAGAACCCCACCGTCTGGGTCTACCCGGAGGGCGAAGCATGATGCATCGGCCCTACGCACAACCGCGCAGGTTCAAGTTGGGAGAGTTGGGAAAATCCTTCCCAACTGGTTGCGCAGGCCCGCGCCGGGCTTCGACGGATCACGCGGATTCAAGTTGGGAAGGGTTTTCCCAACTACCTGCGCACCGCTGCGATGGCGCCCTTCCGGACGCGCAGATTCAAGTTGGGAAAGCATCGCCCGCGCGACGCGTTCCCAACTTGGAATTTCTCATGTTTCGCAGGCTCTTACGGCCCGTTTCAAGTTGTGGGGGTGAAAGCCACCCCCTTCGGGGGTGGGGAGAACGCCGCAAGGCGGGTTCTCCACTCCCACCCCCGGGGGCGTCGCGCGCGCGTGGTGCTGTCCCTGCCTTTCCATCCACCACACGGGAGATGTTCGCCATGAACCTTTCAACTGCTGCAGAACCCATCACCCATGCCTGTCCGGTCAGGGGCACCGGCTCGGCACCGGGCCGCCCCATCCTGGCCCTCGATCTGGGCACCACCACCGGATGGGCGCTCCGCGACGCGGACGGGCTGATCCTCAGCGGCACGGCCAGCTTCCGCCCCGGGCGCTTCGACGGGGGCGGGATGCGCTTCCTGCGCTTCACCAACTGGCTCACCGAGTTCGACCGGCTGAGCGGGCCGATCGCGAGCATCTGGTTCGAGGAGGTCCGCCGACACGCCGCAACCGACGCGGCACATGTCTATGGCGGGCTCATGGCCACGCTCACCTCTTGGGCCGAGCTGCGCGGCGTGCCCTATCAGGGCGTGCCGGTCGGCACCATCAAGCGCCACGCTACCGGCAAGGGCAATGCGAACAAGGACGCCATGATGGCGGCCGCCCGGGCGCGCGGCTTCAGCCCCGCCGATGACAACGAGGCCGATGCTATCGCGATCCTGCTTTGGGCGATCGAGACCGGCGGGGGGCTGCAATGAGGTGGCATCCCAAGGGCTATGGCGGCCAGCGCCGCGATCCCGAACAGGTCAAGCGCGAGGGCTGGCACGAACAGCGCGTGTTGGCCGTCGCACTCGATGACGAACGCCTGACCTGGCCCGAAAGGGAACTGGTCCGGCAACTCGGCGAGAAGCTCTATGGCAGTCCGGCCGCGGGGCAGGGAGGCAGGCATGGATAAGTGGACGCCCTCGCTGGTGGAGGCCCGGCTCGCCGAGGCCGCCTATGTGCTCAAGCGCCTGCCTGAACCCCGGCGCCGGGGGTATTTCAGCACCTGGCCGGAGGTCATTCACAGCTTCGGCGACAAGGTCGGGCAGGAGCCAAGGCCCATGCGCGTGCTGCCCTCGCCGCAGGCGATCAGCCGCATGGAGGAGACGCTGACCTGGACCGCCTGCCTCGACCCCACCGACGGCAAGATCGTCTGGATGAAAGCCTATGGCGAACGGTGGAAGACCATCTGCTGGACCGTCGGGCTTGCGCGCTCGGCCGCCCATCAGCACTGGCTCTACGGGCTTTGTGTCATCTCCCTGCATCTCAACCGGCGGCGGTTCAATCGCAAGCTCTCGAAGCGGCGCGTGATCGAACTGGCCGGTGGCGCGTAATGCTGCGTGCCAGTGGGGAAGATGTGCGGCGGACATTTTTCGCTGAGACAAAAACGGCTCTCCCGGGCTACAAATCAGGTAACCTCGGGAGAGGCGCGCGCGGCGCGGTCCCGAGCAAAACCATCCTTTCGTTGGCGCGGCCGTTAACAAAGGAAAGGCTCTGATCCTTTCCTTGTGGCCTGCGCGACGCCGCCTGACAGCCCCTGCCGCCGAGTTCGCGGTTCCTTCCTGGCGAGATCGTATGCTGGCGGGCTTGGCGCGCAATTTCGCCAGCGACAGGGCCGGATTTCTGGGAAGCCAGCCGGAAGCCGGACACACGCGAGCCCCGCGCCAACCCCAATGAACGCTGGCCTTCGGGCCGGACACCCCGGACGCGCCTGGACCCTGCGTGGAGTCCAGCGCGGCATCCGGTGTCCGGAGTCCAGCCGGTATCCACCATCAAGACGAAAGCCTCTCGCCGATGACCCTCGCCTTCGCACCGGAGCAGATCGAGCAGTGGCCCCTGGCCAGGCTCCAGCCCTACGCGAAGAACGCGAAACTGCACGGGCCCGACCAGGTCGCGAAGATCGCCGCGAGCATGGCCGAGTTCGGCTGGACCGTGCCCTGCCTCGTGGCCGAGGACGGCGAGCTGATCGCGGGCCACGGGCGCGTGCTGGCCGCAACCCAGCTGGGACTGACCGAGGTGCCGGTGATCGTGCTGGGCCACCTGACCGAGGCGCAGCGCCGGGCCTATCGCATCGCGGACAACAAGCTGACGGAACTCGGCAGCTGGGATGAGGCGCTGCTCTCGGCCGAGTTGCAGGACCTGCTGGCAGACGACTACGACCTGTCGCTGGTCGGGTTTTCCGACGGCGAGTTGGACAAGCTGCTAGCTTTCGATCCGGACGAGGGCAGTGAAGAAGAAGGTGGCGCCGGGGGCTCAGTGCCGCCGGTGACCATCCCCGAACCGCCACGTAATCCGGCCTCGCGCACGGGCGATCTCTGGATCCTCGGCGATCACCGACTGCTGTGCGGTGACTCGACATCGCATGACGACGTGCGCCGCCTGATGAACGGCGAGCGGGCGGTGCTGTTCGCGACCGATCCGCCGTACCTCGTGGACTACGACGGCTCGAACCACCCGACGCGGAACAAGGATTGGTCTCAGTCCTATGGCGTCACCTGGGATGACAGCTCGCAGGGCGCCGAACTCTATGACGGCTTCATCGCCGCCGCCGTCGCCGAGGCCATCACCGAGGACGCCGCCTGGTACTGCTGGCACGCGTCGCGCCGTCAGGCGATGCTCGAAGCCTGCTGGGAGAAGGCCGGCGCCTTCGTCCATCAGCAGATCATCTGGGTGAAGGACCGCGGCGTGCTGACCCGGTCGCATTACCTCTGGAAACACGAGCCCTGCTTCATGGGCTGGCGTCGCCCCAACCGCCCGCCGAAGGTGGCCGAGCAGACGCTGCCCTCGACGTGGCAGATGCCGTCCTTCGCGAAGGACGAGCGGCCGGATCATCCTACGCCGAAACCGCTCGACGCCTTCGGTATCCCGATGCGCCAGCATGTGGCGCGCGGCGGCCTCTGCTACGAGCCGTTTTGCGGTTCGGGCTCGCAGATCATGGCGGGCGAGGCCAACGGCCGGCGCGTCTTCGCGATGGAAATCAGCCCGGCCTATGTCGATGTCGCCGTGGAGCGCTGGCAGGCGGAAACAGGGCGCGATGCGATCCTCGACGGGGACGGCCGGACCTTCGCCGAGGTGAAGGTCGAGCGGCTGGGCGATGCAGCTAACGCCGCAGCCTGATGGCCGTCTACTACAACGATGCCGATCCCGCGGCCTGCGGCTGGCTGCGGGAACTGATCGCGGCCGGGCTGCTGCCTGCGGGCGAGGTGGACGGGCGGTCCATCCTCGAGGTGGAGCCCGCCGACCTGCGCGGCTTCGCGCAATGTCATTTCTTCGCCGGGATCGGCGGCTGGCCCTATGCGCTGCGCCTCGCGGGCGTGGGCACGGACATGTCCGTTTGGACCGGCTCGCCGCCCTGCCAGCCCTTCAGCCAGGCCGGGCAGCGCAAGGGACAGGACGATGACCGCCATCTCGCGCCCGCCTTCCTGCGGCTCATTGCAGCGTGCCGCCCGGAACTCGTCTTCGGAGAGCAGGTCGCCAGCGCGGCAGTGCTCGGCCCGTTTGGCGGCCGGGCTCGCACAGCGGCTGCGGGTACGGCTGGCTGGGCGTGGTTCGACGCTCTGGCGGATGCGCTGGAAGCTGCATCTTACGCCGTCGCGGCGGCCGATCTGCCGGCTGCGTGCATCGGTGCGCCGCACATCCGGCAGAGGCTGTTCTTCGGCGCCGTCGCCCTGGAGCGAGGCGCAGGCGGGCTGGGCCACGGCCTCGGCGCGGGATCACAAGGACGGCTCGGAATGCCGGGCGGTGCCGATCAACGCGCTGCTGGGCCGGCAGGTCTGGCTGGCGGGCTGGCCGACGGCGATGGCGGGCTCGCCCGCAACGGAGAGATACAACGCGGCCGGCAACACCGATGCGAGCCGCCGGACGGTGGCGCTGGTGACCTGGACGGACCCGCCGCCGACCCTGCCGGGACCAGCCCGACGCGCGGCGTCTGGAGCGATCCTGACTGGCTCTTCTGCCGGGACGGCCGCTGGCGGCCCGTTGAGCCCGGATCATTCCCGCTGGCTGATGGGATACCCGGCCGAATGGGGCTCCTGCGGGGCTACGGCAATGCGATCGTGCCGCCGCTCGCGGCGGAGTTCGTGACTGCGTTTCTGGAGAGCCTGCGATGAGGCAGAGCCGGATCATGTCCATGGTCGAGGCCGCGACGAATGTTGTCGTCGGCTACGTTCTGGCGATCGCGACACAGATCGTCGTGTTCCCGTGGTTCGGGATCGAGACGGGGCTCGCCGAGCACATGGCAATTGGCCTCGCCTTCGTCGGCGTCTCGTTGGCGCGCGGCTATCTGCTGCGGCGGCTGTTCGAGGCGATCCGGATGCGGAGCGCGGAATGAGAGCCCGCCGCCCGAGCAAGGGCGGCGGAATTGAAGTCGTCGTGCTGCGCGGTGTCAGTCGCTTATGGCGTAGACACGGCCCCTCCCGTCAACCTTCTCGGAGGTGATCGTCAGACCCAGCTTTCTCTTCAGCGCGCCGGAGAGGAAGCCTCTCGTGGTATGTCCGGCCCAGTTCGTGGCGGCCATGATCTCGTCGATGGTGGCACCACTCTCGGCGCGGAGCATTGCGATCACCGCCTCTTGCTTGGTGCCGCTGCGGCGGCGGGCGGGCTCCGGCGCGGCTTCGGTTTCGTGCTGGCTGTTCGTTTCCTCCTCCGGATCATCGGTGATCCCGAGGGTGCTGTAGGCCAGCGGCGTGGCGCGCAGGGTGATCGGCCCGCGAGCCTCGTCGTGCCGCCAGACCGTGTTGAGATCGGTGGCGGCAACCTCCTCGATGAGCCCGCGCTTCAGCAGGCTCTTGCAGACGTTGCCGACGGCGCCGCCCTTGAGGTTGGCGGTGACGGGAAACACCATCCCGTCCGCGCGCGCGCAGGCGGCGGCGAGGATGACGGCTTGCGCGTCGGACAGCTGGATCTGGGTCATGGGGTCGTCTCCGTGTTCGGGGCCGCGACCGTCGCAGCCTTCCTACGACCCCGAGCCGCGCTGGGCGCGGCAGGAGTTCCGGTGGTGCCGAATGTCAGCGGGCGTGCTCGCCCTCGCCGAAGGCGCAGTCAGCGATCTCGCGCAGCTTGGCGCGGTAATGGTTCAGGGTGCCGACGTCGCCCCAGTCGATCTCGTCGGGATGAGTGTCGAAGTGGTCGGCGCTGAGTGCGGTGAGCCGCTCCAGCATCGCGTCGATTTCGAACTTGGCGGCGAGAAAGGCGTCGAGGGCTTTGGAGTTGTCGGTGGCGCGGCGGGTCATGGTGTCTGCTCCGTGGTGAGTTGCATCGTTCTTGTGCAATCAGAATCGCTCTGCGGCGCCCGAAAGTGTAGGCAATTCAGAGCGATATGATTGCACTCTGGCTGATCCCGTTCAGATCAGCTGCAGGCTGGCCAGCATGGTGCTGGCAGCGGCAAGCTGGGTGGTCGGCAGCTCGATCTTGATGTGCGAGATGACGTCCGAGGCCTCGGCCGTGATCCCCTCGTCGCGCAGCGCGGCCTCGATCATGCGGGCGGCAGCGTCCGGGCCCTTGAGGTTCAGCGGGTCCGGCAGCGCGGCGTGATCGATGCGGATGGTGGTGATGGCGGTCATGTGCGTGTCCTTTCAGAGCTGGGTTTCGGCGACGCCTGCGCGGCGCCCGGCCTCATAGGCTTCCGCGAGCGCGTCGCGGATGGCCCAGACGGCGACATCGTGGAAGTCGAGCCGGTCGGAGTTTCGGGTCTCGAGGGTTTCGAGGAAGAAGCGGCGCTGCGCGATCTCCAGGATCAGCGCGTCGCGGGCGGCGGCGGGGTCGGTCTTGCGGCGGGGCATGGCAGGTTCCTCGGGTGCGTTGCATCGTCCTTCTGGAGACACGTTCGCTCTGCCGGCGAGGCTTATCAACTGTATAAGCACATGGTTTTGAATGATAATCGGGGCTGGCCATGCAGGGCGTGAGCGAGCGCCAGTACGCCGCCCATGTGGGGCTGTCGCGGGGCGCGATCCAGAAGGCGAAGTCCGCTGGCCGGCTCGTCCTGCACGCCGATGGCAGCATCGACGCCGCGGCCTCCGACCGGCTGCGGGCGGAGGCGACCGATCCGTCGAAGACGAGGAAGGCGGCTGCGCCGAAAGGGCAGAAGCTGAAGCCCGTGCCGGAGGCAGCGGTCTCCGCCGTCGGCGATACGCTCAAGGAACAAGGCATGGCCGCGCCGGTCGCGGGCGGCGGCACGACCTTCCTGCAGGCCAAGACGGCGCATGAGGTGCTGAAGGCGCAGGAGCGGCGCATCCGGCTCGCGAAGCTGAAGGGCGAACTTGTCGACCGCGACCGCGCCACGTCGCTGGTCTTCCGGCTCGCGCGCGAGGAACGCGACGCATGGGTCAACTGGCCGGCGCGGGTGGCTGCGCTGATGGCGGCGGAGTTGGAAACGGAAACGGCGGCCATGCAGAAGGTTCTGGAGGCCCATGTCCGCGCCCATCTCGAGGAACTCGCCCAGCCCCGGATTGCCCTCTGACGGCAACGCCTCAAGCAGCGAAGCGGTAGGCGAAACCATCACGGCGTTCGACGGCGCCGAGGCGCTGCTGCGGGCCTGGGATCGTGGGCTCACGCCCGATCCCTGGCTGACCGTCTCGGAATGGTCGGACACGCATCGCTGGCTGAGTTCGCGCGCGAGCGCCGAGCCCGGCCGCTACCGGACCGAGCGCACGCCCTACATGCGCGCGATCATGGACGCGCTCTCGCCGGGCGATCCAACGCAGCGCGTGGTGTTCATGAAGGCCGCGCAGGTCGGCGCCACGGAGGCCGGCAACAACTGGATCGGCTTCGTTATACACCACGCGCCGGGGCCGATGCTCGCGGTCCAGCCGACAGTGGAGCTCGCGAAGCGCAACTCGCGCCAGCGGATCGATCCGCTGATCGAGGAGAGCCCGGCGCTGAAGGAGCGCGTGCGCCCGGCGCGGGCGCGCGACAGCGGCAACACGCAGCTGTCGAAGGATTTCCCCGGCGGCGTGCTGGTGATGACGGGCGCCAATTCGGCGGTGGGCCTGCGCTCGATGCCGGCGCGCTACGTGTTCCTCGACGAGGTCGACGCATACCCGGCCTCGGCCGATGAGGAAGGCGATCCGGTCGGGCTCGCCGAGGCGCGCTCGCTGACCTTCGCGCATCGGCGCAAGGTGTTGCTCGTCTCGACGCCCACGATCCGTGGCGTCAGCCGGATCGAGCGTGAATACGAGGCGAGCGACCAGCGCCGCTTCTTCGTGCCGTGTCCGCATTGCGGCCATGCGCAATGGCTGCGTTTCGAGCGGCTGCGCTGGGAGAAGGGTAAACCGGAGACGGCGGCGTACCATTGCGATGCCTGCGAGACACCGATCGAGGAACACCACAAGCCGGCGATGTTGGCCGCGGGCGAATGGCGGGCGACCGCCGAGGCCCGCGATGCGCGCACGGTGGGGTTTCATCTCTCGGCGCTCTATTCGCCGCCGGGGTGGAAGAGCTGGGCAGACATCGCGCGGGACAAGGAGACGGCGGTGGGCTCGGACGAGGCCGAACGGGTGTTCCGCAACACGGTGCTCGGCGAGACCTGGATCGAGACCGGCGATGCGCCGGACTGGCAGCGCATCGCCGAGCGGCGGGAGGACTGGCCCGCTGGCACGGTCCCCGCAGGCGGGCTGTTCCTGACCGCTGGCGTGGACGTGCAGAAGGACCGCATCGAGGTCGATGTCTGGGCCTGGGGTCGCGGCCTGGAAAGCTGGCTCGTCGATCATCTGGTGATCGAGGGCGGGCCGGCGCGGCCAGAGGCGTGGGACGCGCTGACAGATCTTCTGGGGCGGACATGGGACCATGCTTCCGGCCAGCCGATGACGCTGGCGCGGCTCGCCATCGACACGGGCTACGAGACGGCGGCGGTCTATGGCTGGGCGCGCTCGGTCGGCTTCGCGCAGGTCGCGCCGGTCAAGGGGCTCGAGGGCTTCAACCGGGCGAGTCCAGTGTCGGGGCCGACCTATGTGGACGCCACGGCGGGCGGCAAGCGGCTGCGCCGGGGCGCGCGGCTCTGGACGGTGGCGGTATCGACCTTCAAGGCCGAGACCTACCGCTTTCTGCGGCTGACGCGGCCGACAGCGGAAGACCTGCATGATGGCGCGGCGTTCCCGCCCGGCACTATGCATCTGCCTCTCTGGGCCGACAGCGAGTGGATCCGTCAGCTGACGGCCGAGCAACTGGTGACGGTACGCAACCGGCGCGGCTTCGCGCGGCTCGAATGGCAGAAGCTGCGCGAACGCAACGAGGCGCTGGATTGCCGGGTCTATGCCCGCGCTGCAGCCTGGATCGCGGGCGCGGATCGCTGGCCGGAAGCACGGTGGGCGGAGCTGGAGCGGCAACTGGCAGTGGAAACCGCCGCAACTACAAAGGAGGCGCCCGCCGCAGAACCGTCGCGCACCACTGCGCGGCGGCGCAGGGTGCGGTCGAGCTACATGGGGTGATCAACTGGTCTTCTTCATCGCTCGGCTGCGATGCCCGGCCCGGACCCGGCGCCGGAACTCGGCCAGCATGGCGAGGTCGAGTTCGATCTCGCGTCGCTCGATATCCTCGGAATCGAAAGCCCCGCCGGCCCATTCCAGTAGCTCCGCGTGTTGCGGGTGGCGATTGTTGCCAATGGCTTCCAGAAACCCCTCGAAACCGGGGAGCCCTCCAACATCCTCGGGCGGTGCCCGGCGCGCCCCCTCGACAAAGACAGGATAATCCGTATCGGCATCGCTGTCGCGGACACCTTCGATGATCACGCGGTGCCGCCAGTCGTCACCGAAATCGTAGACATAGAGGAAGCGGTCCACGCCGTGGTCGATCAGCTTGTTCAGCCGGATGCCGTTGGCCTTGTAGACCCGGCGCGACGGGCTCTCCATGCCGGGGAGAGGCTCGCCATAGATCCGCTCGCCCACACGAAACTCGTAGAGATGCGCGTATTCCCAGCGCATCACCGCCTGAATGACTTCGTGCAATGTCGCGAGCGTGATGCTGGTCGGCACATCGACGCGCCGCCAAATGCGCGGGGTGATGTCTTCGAGTTCGATCAGCAGTCGGGCGACAGGTTCGGACATTGCTCCTCCGGGCGATCAAGCGACCCCGAGCATAGAAGGCACGCTGCATGGCCACAATCGCCGAGCTGAAATCCCGCCGCGAGGCGCTCCTGGCGCAGCGCTCCTCGGGCGTCGCGCGTGTAAGCTATGACGGCAAGACGGTGGAGTATCGCAGCTTGGCCGAGATCGACCGGGCCATCGAGGCGCTGGATCGCGAGATCGCGGCGGCCGAGGGGCGGCGGATCGTGCGGCAGGTCCGCGTGACGACCAGCAAGGGGCTCTGATCCATGGGGCTGATGGACCTGTTCCGCCGCCGGGCGACCGGCGGCCCATCGAGCATGCGCGCGCGGCTCGAGGGCGCTATGGCGCGCCGCCGACTGCGGGGATGGAACCCACCGCTGGAGAATATCAACGCGCTGGTCGCCTCGGGCGGCCCGCGGCTGCTGGCACGGGCGCGCGAATTGGTCGTCACCAACGGCTACGCGGCGAATGCCTGCGAAGCCTTCGCCGCGAACCTCGTGGGCGACGGGATCAAGCCCTCGTCGCTGATCGAGGATGCGGCCGTGCGGGATCGTGTGCAGCGGCTCTGGCTCGCCTGGACCGACGAGGCGGACGCGGACGGGCTGACCGACTTCTATGGCCTGCAGGCGATGGTGGCGCGCGAGATGTTCGTCGCCGGCGAGTGCTTCGTGCGCCTGCGGCCACGGCGCGCTGAGGACGGGCTGCTGGTCCCGTTCCAGTTGCAGCTTCTGCAATCGGAAATGCTGCCCTTCGAGAAGACCGAGACCGCGGCCAATGGCAACCGCATCCGTTGCGGGATCGAATTCGACCAGATCGGGCGGCGCGCAGCCTATCATTTCCGCCGCAGCCATCCCGGTGACAGCACGGATCGCCGCGTGGCCGTGCCCGAGACCGTGCGCGTGCCCGCCGAGGACGTGCTGCACATCTACCGCCCGCTCGACGCCGGCCAGATCCGCGGCCTGCCGCATGTGGCGCCAGCCATGGTGCGGCTCTTTCTGCTCGACCAGTATGATGATGCGGAACTCGACCGCAAGAAGACCGCGGCGATGTTCGCGGGCTTCATCACCAAGACCGCGCCCGAGGACCCGATGCTGGGCGAGGCCGAGGCGGACCTCGACGGCGCTGCCATCGCGAGCCTTGAACCCGGCACCATGCAGGTGCTGCTGCCGGGCGAGGATGTGAAGTTCTCGAGCCCTGCTGATGTCGGTGGCGGCTATGAGGCGTTCCAGTACCGGACGCTATTGGCCGTCTCGGCCTCGCTGGGGCTGCCCTATCACTTGGTGACCGGCGATGTGCGGCAGGCGAACTATTCCAGCTTGCGCGCGGAACTGGTCGAATTCCGCCGTCGCGTGCAGCAACTTCAGCACGGGGTGATCGCACATCAGCTTTGCCGGCCCATCTGGGCGCGCTGGCTGGACATGGCGCAACTGTCCGGTCGGCTGGACCTCTCCGATCCGGTTGGCGCGCGCGCAGTGCAATGGATCCCGCCGCGCTGGGATTGGGTCGATCCACTGAAGGACATCCAGGCGCAAATCCTCGCCATGGAAGCGGGCATCACCTCGCGGCGCAAGGTGGTCGAGGGCACGGGCTATGACGTCGAGGAAGTCGATCGCGAGAATGCGGTGGACGCCAAACGCGCCGCTGATCTGGGGCTGCACTACCGCACCAGCCCCGGCGAGACCCAAGGCGCGCGGGCCACGCCCGCCACCCGGCCGGACCCCGGGTCCGACACACAGCAGGAGTGAGATGATGAAGAGCTGGTACACGATCCGCGCCCGGGCCTCCGGGGCGGAAGTGCAAATCTATGACGAAATCGGCGCCTATGGCGTCTCGGCCAAGGGATTTCTCGCCGAACTCGGCGCGCTGCCCGAGGACGCCCCCATCGATCTGCGGCTGAACAGCCCCGGCGGCTCGGTCTTCGACGCGGTGGCGATCCACAACGCGCTCACGCGTCACGCGGGCAGCGTCACCGTCTGGATCGATGGCATCGCGGCTTCGGCCGCTTCCTATGTCGCCATGGCGGGCGACGAGATCGTCATCCCCGAAAACGCCTTCCTGATGATCCACGATCCTTCCGGTCTGGTGGTGGGCACGGCTGAAGACATGCGCGAGATGGCCGGCACGCTCGACAAGATCGCCGCCGGCATGATGCGCGGTTACGCGGCCCGCTCCGGCAGGCCCGAGGAAGAGATCGCCGCGCTGATGGCCGCCGAGACCTGGTTCGATGGGGCCGAGGCGCTGGCGGCGGGGCTGGCCACGCGCATGGCCGAGCCTGTGCGCATCGCCGCGAGCTTCGACATCGGTTGCTTCCGGAATGCGCCGCCGGCGCTGATCGAGGCAGTCGAGACTGTGGAGGAGCCCGAGGGCGCGGCGGCGGGCATCGACATCGTTGAAAGCGCCAACGATGTCGCGCCTGCTCCCGATCCCGCGCAGCCGCCCGAGACGGACAATCCGGACGGCACCGTGTCCGGCCTCTCCACGGGCCCGGACCCCGCGGCCATCCGCGCCGAGGCTATCGCGCATGCCCGCGCCGTGATCGATCTCTGCCGCCTGGCGGGCCAGCCGCAGATGGCCGGGCGGTTCCTCGAGGAGGATGCGGGCCTCGATACCGTGCGCGCAAGGCTGCTCGAGGCGCGGGCCGAGGCCGAGCCCGAGATCAGCCCCCATCACCCGCAACCCGGGCGCGGCGCCACGACCCGCCCCTGGGGCGATGTCATCGCCCGCACCTTCAAGCTGAAAGGATAAGCTCATGACCACGTTGGTTGAAGGCAAGCACGCCGGCGGCTTCCTAATCTGGGAAGCCTTCCGCGACTATACCCGCGAGACCATCACCGTCGCCGCTGGCAATCCCGAGCCCGGCACCGTGCTCGGCAAGATCACCGCATCCGGGAACTACGCCCCGCACGATCCTGCCGCCACCGATGGCACCGAAACTGCGGTCGCGGTGCTCTGGGGCAAGGCCGATGCAAGCGTCGGCGCGGTGCCCGCCGTGGCGCTCATTCGCGGCCCTGCCATCGTCAACCGCCATGACCTCGTCTTCGCCGGCACCCCGAGCGAGGGCGAGATCGCCGCCGCCCATGCCGCGCTTCTCGAGGCCGGCATCCTGGTGCGCTGATCCCGCGCACCGCTTCACCCCCATCCCCGATACGGAGGCATTCCCATGGCCACCATGGACATCTTCGAAGGCGATGCCTTCACCATCGTCGAGCTGACCCGCGCGCTCGAAAACATCCCCTACAAGCCCGCCATCCTGTCGGGCTCGGGGCTCTTCGGCACCCGCGGCGTGCGCACGCGCACCGTCATGATCGAAAGCCGCGACGGCACGCTCTCGCTGATCCCCTTCTCCGAGCGCGGATCGGCCTACGAGAGCCAGATCCCCGAGCGCCGCGAGATGCGGGCGTTTGTGTGCCGCCAATTCAAGAAGCAGGACGTGCTCTGGGCCTCGGAAATCCAGGCGGTGCGCGACTTCGGCTCGGAAACTGCCGTGCAGCAGCTGCAGGAGGAAATCGCGCGCAAGATGCGGACCCTGCGCAACGACGCCGAGGCGACCTTCGAGTTCCACCTCTTCAACGGCATCCAGGGCGTGGTGAAGGACCCGCGCGACGGCGCCACGGTGATCGACTACTACAGCGAGTTCAACATCACGCCCGCGGCCGAGGTGGACTTCGACCTCGACAACCAGTCCCCGGCCTCGGGTGCGCTCCGCAAGCGCTGCCAGGCGATGATCGAGAGCGTCGAGGACAGCCTTGGCGGGCTCGCGGCCGGTCAGGTGCAGCTGCGCGCCGAATGCGGCTCGGCCTTCTTCGCCGATCTCGTGGCCCACAAGGAGGTACGCGAGACTTATCTCAACACTGCCGCCGCCGCTGATCTACGCGGGCGCGTGGGCGAGGAGGTCAGCTTCGGTGGCATCACCTTCCGGCGCTACCGGGGTGGCCTCGGTTTCGGCGTGCCGACCGACAAGGCGTATTTCTACCCCGAGGGCGTCGAGGGGCTCTTCGAGATCTACCACGCCCCGGCCGATACCTTCGAGACGGTCAATACCGTCGGCCTGCCGCTCTATGCGCGCATGATCCCCGATCGTGACCGCGACGAATGGGTGCGCCTCGAGATCGAGTCGAACCCGCTGCCGATCTGCACCCGCCCGCAGGTGCTGCGCAGCGCGCGGCGGACGTGATGACCGCGCTCAACACGGCGCTGGACGCGTTGTTTGCCGACAGCAACATCGCGCGGGACGCCGTCTACATCGCCGAGGGCGGCACACCCCAGCTCGTCCGCGTGGTCTCCCGCCGCGCGGACGAGGTCACCGGCTTCGGTGGCGCGCGGCTCTGGTCGGAGACCACCCGCGTCGACCTGCGCGTGGCCGAGGTTCCGAACCCGCGCTCCGGCGACCGCGTCGAGATCGAGGGTGACGCGTTTCTCATCCAGGGAGAGCCCATGCGCGATAGCGAGCGGTTGATCTGGACCGTGGACCTGCGCCCGGCATGAAGCTGCAACTCGACATCACCCCCGATCTGGTTGCCGCCATGGCCGCCGAGATCAAGGCGGGCGAACGCGCTGTCAGCGCCGCCACGCGCGAGGCCGGGAACACCCTCAAGGCTGCCTGGCGCGCGCAGATCATGGGCGCGGGGCTCGGCCAGCGCCTTGCCCGCTCGATCCGGAGCCAGACCTATCCGCAGGGGCGTCAGAGCCTGAACGCCGCCGCGCTGGTCTGGTCGAAAGCGCCGGTGATCGTCGGCGCGCATGATACCGGGCCGCTGATCCGCTCGCGAAATGGCTTCTGGCTGGCGATCCCGACCGAGGCGGCCGGGCGCGGCCTGCGTGGCGGCAAGATTACTCCCGGCGAATGGGAGCGCCGCACCGGCCTGCGCCTGCGCTTCGTCTATCGCCGCCGCGGTCCGAGCCTGCTCGTTGCCGAGGGCCGGCTGAATACGAAGGGTCGCGCGGTGGCATCGCGCTCAAAAACCGGGCGTGGTCGAACCACAGTGCCGATCTTCCTGCTGGTGCCGCAGGTCAAGTTGCCTAAGCGGCTGGATCTGGCGCAGGATGCTGGCAAGGCCCATGGCAGCGTGCCGGGGTTGATTGTGGCGAAGTGGGTGGAGGGACGGTTGGGATAAAGCCGGCGACAATGGAGTAAACCGTTGTTCGTTGCGCGCACTAAACCTTCGTGCCTTTATCTTCGCGCTCGCCGAAGTTTTCATTTATGGCTTGCAACACCAGATCAACTGAAAGACCATCGCGAGAACACAAAATGCTGATTTGAGGGATGGTATGGGTAGCACTGGCTCTGGAAGCTTCTCCGACTACCCCGGCTCGCGTCCCAAAGAGGGGGGCGAGGGAGCCGGGGGTGGCGGCGCAAGTGGTGAAGACCGCTGCGCTCGGGCATTCTCCTGCGCCCTCGAAGAGGTTGAGCAGTGTGACTACTTCTCCTCAAGCGGCGGCGTTCCTCCGGCCAACACGGCGCTAACCATCGAGCAGCGTGGCAGGTTGTTCGCAGTCGACGCGAGCGGCCAAACCGTGGGGGCGCTGCCAACCAGCTTCAACTATCTCGCAGACTGCGTGGTTGCGGGCTTCACCTATGAGGGGCGCGTCAACTCCTCGGCATCGGCTCCCGTTGCATCGGTCAACGTGGACTTCGCGCCGCGGGCGCCATGAGTCCTAGGCAAGACCTTCTGCTGGTCGGCGAGGTCTACGTAGATTTCACCCTGCCGAAGGCAGGTGCTGAAAGTAAGCTACGGCTTGGCGGCATCGTTCACGCGGCCCGCGGACTGTGGGCAATAGACACGAACTTTTCCGTGGCTGCTGCATGCCCCGGCTATCTGGTCGATCAGGCGCGAGCCTACCTCAAACGTTTGGGATGCAGCGAATTCATCTGGCTGGCAGAGGTCAACGGCGCGCCCAACGTCATGGCCATTGGCGATCCGACCGAACTCGCGGACCAAGCATATCAAGACATCCTGAGGGACGAAAAATCCGTCGAATACCGCGGTGAAGTTGACGCACTAAAGACCTTCAAGACCTGTCTGATTTTCCCTGGAAAGTACGATCTCACGGTCCTGAGGTCCCTACTTGCCGAGGATGTTCAGGCAAGTTTCGATATCGCCTATGATCTTCCGGACCTTCAATCGCTCTCATCATTCAAGGGAAATATTGCCGCCGTAGTGACTTCTACATCGTCTCCAATGTTCCTGGAAAAAGCGTCAGAGGATATGTCCAGCCTGCTGGCTGATCTGCGCGATCTGTCGCCGCAAGCCATTCTTCTGAAGGAAAATCGCGGCGGCAGCCGTGTGTTTGATCTTCGCGGTGATGAAGTCGACGAGATTCCGGCGCTCCTCGGCGAAACCGTCAACTCGGTCGGTGTCGGTGACGTGTATTCAGCTGTTTTCGCGTCCATGCTGGGTGGGGCCGTCTTTGATGCCGGATGGAAGGCAGCGCGCGCTGCAACGTGTTATGCCCAGACGACCTACCCGGACGACTTCAAAAGAGATGTCCAGCGCAGCCTTGCGCTCTCTGTCGATCAAATGCGCGGCCTAGGCGGAACAGTTCTGCCCTGGCATGCCCGGCCAGCCTTCCAGATATACTTCGCCGCTCCCGATTTTTCCTACGTCGACCGCACGCACCTCGAAGAAGCACTTCGGGCGCTCGCCTATCATAATTTTCGGCTTCGCCGCCCGGTACAAGAGAACGGAGAGCTAACCCCGCAAAGCTCGATGCATGAAATGCGAGCCGCATATCTGGGTGATTTGGGTCTTCTCAAGGAGTGTGATCTTGTCTTCGCACTCCCTCTGGAGCGCGATCCCGGCACACTCGTTGAAATCGGACTGGCTCTTGCACTGAAGAAGCCCGTAATCACCTATGATCCGCTCGCAGAGAATACCAACACCATGGTGATGGCGGGTAGCACGGTCTATTCGACCAAGCTCGATAGCTGCCTGAACGGCCTATTCGATGTTATGTCGAGACTAAGGGCGACGCGCTCATGAAGCAGGCTGTCGTCATGGTCTCGGGCGGCCTCGACTCAACGACGGTCTGCTATCTGCTGGTCAACGAGGGGACAGAGGTTCATCCCATCTTCTTCGACTACGGCCAACACTGTGCCGAGACAGAATGGGCGAAGGTGCAGGAAGTCCTCCCGCAGGAGGCGATGCCGCCGGCGCGGCTGAATATCTCGGACATCTTCAAGGGCTCGCCATCACGGATGATCCTGGAAGCGGACCTTTGGAAGGAAGCCGTCTCTGATGATGACCTGTACCTTCCGTACCGGACGATGCTGTTCTTCGCTGTGGCCGCGGCTCGTGCGCAGACGCTTCGGATCCTCGACGTGTATTCGGGCTTCATCAACAGCAATCATGCCAAGGAGATAGACTGCAGCACCGAGTTCATGAACGGCCTTGAAGAGCTTTCCCGTGGCGTCGGTGCCGTGCGCTTCCATGCGCCCTTCCGCGAAAAGACCAAGGCCGACGTCGTCCGACAAGCGCTGGAGCTTGGCGTACCTATCGGCCGAACCTTCTCTTGTCAGGCGTCAAGTTCCTTTCCTTGCGGGGCCTGCCCCAACTGCGTAGAGAGGCTGAATGCCTTGGCAGAAGCTGGCATCGCGTAGATGGGAAAAATAGAAGTGGCGGAAAACCTGAACAATTCAGACGCTTTGTATGCCGCCCGGCGCATTGCCGACCATGCTGTTCGGACCGGTGTTCTGGGATCGCGCATCTCTTGCAGACCCGTCTATCAGCACATGGGCGCGGTACTTGCTGACTCGGTCCTACAAGCCGGGCTGAACTACGCAAAAGTTGTGAAGCCCCGCATTGCCACTATTCTTAGAACCTTTCCGCACGCCACAACCATGAACATATTGATGGGGGTGATCGAGCAAGAGGGAAGCCCAAAGTTCCTGCAATGGGAGCATCGGGAGAAGGTGTCACGCTTTGACAATCTAGTCGACTTCATGGCCGAGGCGGAAATTGACAGCACATCCGAGTTGAGCAGAGCGCTACGGGACAAGAGCTTTCGGATGGATATCCGGCAAGTGAGAGGTGTCGGCCCAAAAACCGTTGATTACATGGCCTGCCTGGTGGGTGTGGATTGCATCGCTGTAGATCGCCACATCCGGGGCTTTGCTGAGCTCGTGGGATTGGAGGACGACAGCTACGATTATCTTCGCGAAGTGTTTAGTTTTGCGGCGGACTTGTTATCCATCTCTCGACGTGAATTCGATGCGAGTATCTGGCGCTATCAGTCAGAACAAACCGCTCGACAACTATCACTTGAGTTCATGCAGTAGCGCATGGTGTCAGCGCCTGGCTAAGCGTGTGGTTGGGATCAAGCCGCACCTCAACTTCGGAATTCCAGATGCCCACCCCTCGCGAAACCATCCTCGCCGCGCTGCACGCGCGGCTCTTGGCGCTGCCCGCCATCGCCCTGCGGGGCGAGGTGCTGCCCGAGCGCGTGCCGGCCGAGGGCCTGCTGATCCTGCGTGATGGCGAGCCGGGTGAGCCGGACGTCACGCTGTCGCCGCTCGCCTACCACTACCAGCACCGCGCCGAGATCGAGGCGGTGGTCCAAGGCGCGGCGCGTGATGCCGCGTTCGACACGCTGTCCGCCAGCATCGGGGCTGCGCTCTCCGCCGACCGCACGCTGGGCGGGCGCTGCGACTGGGTCGAAGCCGAAGCCCCGCGACCGGTTGATCTGCCCATCGAAGGAGCCGCCAGTCTGAAGGCAGCAGTCATCCCGATCATCCTGCATTATTCGACGGCCGATCCCCTGGCCTGACCCCAACAGACAATCCGAGGAGACACGACATGGCACGAGCCCAGGGGGCGCGGGCGCAGATGGCGCTTGCGTTCGAGACGACATATGGCACCCCGCCCGCCAGCGGTTTTGTGCGGATGCCCTTCGCCACCGCGACGCTGGGGGCGGAACAACCGCTTCTGAACAGCGAGCTTCTGGGCTATGGCCGCGATCCCCTGCCGCCGATCAAGGATGCGGTGACCGCCGATGGCAATGTCGTTGTGCCCATCGACGCGCAGGGTTTCGGCTTTTGGCTCAAGGCGGCGTTCGGGCAGCCGGTCACGACTGGCGCGGATGCGCCCTACACGCACGAGTTCCGCTCGGGAAACTGGACGCTGCCCAGTATGGCCATCGAGACCGGCATGCCGGAAGTGCCGCGCTTTGCGCTGTATTCCGGCTGCGTGCTCGACACGCTCAGCTGGCAGATGCAACGCTCGGGGCTGCTGACGGCAACCGCCAGCCTGGTGGCGCAGGGCGAAACCACCGCCGCGGCGTCTGCTGCTGGCACGCTGGCGGACCTCGCCCTGCAGCGCTTCGGCCATTTCAACGGCGCGATCACGCGCGATGGCCAGCCCCTTGGCAACATCGTCTCGGCCGAGATCACCTATGCCAACAATCTCGACCGGGTGGAAACCATCCGGTCGGACGGGCGCATCGATGGCGCCGACCCTTCCATCGCCGCGCTGACCGGCCGGATCGAGGTGCGTTTTGCCGATCAGGTGCTGGTGAACCAAGCAATCAACGGCGATCCCTGCGAGATGAGTTTCGCCTACACCCTGCCCTCGGGCGAGAGCCTCACGCTGACGGCGCATGCGGTCTATCTGCCGCGACCACGCATCGAGATCGCGGGGCCGCAAGGGGTGCAGGCGACCTTCGACTGGCAGGCCGCGCGTGACGCCACGTTGGGCCGCATGTGCACCGTCACCCTGATCAACGCTATCGAGGAATACTGATCCATGCTGCGTCTGAACCTCGCCCGTGAGCCGCACTGGCTCGATCTCGGCCTCGGCGTGCGCGTGCGGGTCGAGCCGCTGACCACTGCACTGATGGTGGCCGCCCGCAGCGATCCAGCCGTGCGCGGGTTGCCGGAAGGCACCAGCGACGACGAGATCGCCGTGGTCTTCGGCAAGGCGCTGGCCGAACGTGCCATCCTTGATTGGGACGGCGTCGGCGATGCGGAGGGCAATCCCACGCCGATAACGCCCGAGGGCATCGCCGCGCTCCTCGATATCTGGCCCATCTTCGAGCGCTTCCAGATGGGCTATGTCGCCAAGGGGCTGGAGCTGGAAGCGGAAAAAAACGCCTCCGCGCCCTCGCCGACTGGGTCTGGGGCGGGGGCGAAAGCTATTGCAGGGCGTGCGAAGGCACCTGCCCGGATTGCCCGCAAATCCTGAACGCACCGCGCACGCTCGAGGGCTGGCAGGTCTGGGACCTGGCTGGACGGCTCGGCGGTCAAATTCGCGCGGTGCCCGGCGTCGTGCTGGGCTGGGACATGAGCGCCGCCCTCACGATGGCCGACGCGCTGGGCGTCAACCCGCGCGCCACAGCCGAGTTCCTGCCGGCAATCGAGGCGGTGATGGCGCGGCATCTCAATCAGCAGATAGATGGCAGCAGGGAGGCTGACCAATGACAGAAAAACGCGTCAGCGTGCGCCTCTCGGCCACTGGCGGGCGGCAGGTGAAGGCCGAGCTGGAAGGCGTCGGCGAGGCTGGATCGCGTGGCTTTGGCCGGCTATCTCGCGAAATGGAAGGCGCCAACGCCAGGCTGGCTGCCTTTGCACGAAGGGCCCGCGTGGCGATGGCCGCAGCGGCAGCAGCGATTGCGGCGGCGGCCACGGCCATGATCCGCTCGGGGCTCCAGACGGTCGATGCGCAAGCCAAGCTCGCCGCCTCGCTCGACACCACGGTCGAGAGCATCCAGGTGCTAGAGCGCGCGGGCGATCTGGCAGGCGTGTCCATGGGTCAGGTCGAACAGGCCGCGATGCAACTGACCCGGCGGCTGAGCCAGGCCGCCGCCGGGACCGGGCCCGCTGTCGATGCCCTGACCCGCCTGCGGCTGTCTGCCGCCGACCTGCAGGCCCTGCCGCTCGACCAGCGCATCGCGCTCATTCAGGACCGGCTGGCCGAATTCGTGCCCGAAGCCGAGCGGGCTGCTGTGGCCTCACAGCTCTTCGGCGATCGGGCGGCATTGGTGTTCACGCGGATCGACACGGCGACGCTGCGCCAGGCCACGCAAGACGTGCGCGACTTCGGCGTGGTGGTCTCCGATCAGGACGCAGCCCAGATCGAGCGCACGAATGACGCGATCTCGCGGTTGGGGCTGATCTGGCGCGGGCTCTCGAACCAGCTCGCCGTGGCCGCCGCCCCGGCGCTTGAGGCGGTGGCGGATGCCATGGCCACTGTGGCACGCACCACCGGGCCGCTCGGCATCGCCATTCGTGCGCTCTTCGACAATCTCGGGCGTCTCACCTCCTACGCCGCCGGGATCGCCACGCTGATGGCGGGGCGCTTTGTGGCGGCCAAGATCGCCGCTGCAGCCTCTGTGCGCGGGCTCGCCATGGCGCTGGTGATCCTGCGCGGGGCTTTGCTACGCTTGCCGCTGATCGGTCTGGTGGTCGCTGCGGGGGAATTGATCCACTGGTTCGGCCGGCTGGTGCGCGGAGCCGGTGGCTTTGGCAATGCGCTCTCGCTGCTCGGCGACCTTGCCCGCGAGGTCTGGGCGCGCATGCAGCTCGGCGCCGTTGCCATGGGGCTGGCGATCATGGCAAGCTGGGCCGACATCAAGGCCGCGATCGCCGAGGCGCTGCAGACCTCGCTCGAAGCCGTGGTCGGTTTTGGCAATGCGGCGCTGAACACCTTCCAGGGGGCATTTGATGCGATCAAGGTTCTCTGGGGTGCGCTGCCCTCGGCGATCGGGGATTTCGCGTTTCAGGCCGCAAATGCGCTGATCGCAGGCGTCGAGGCCATGCTGAATGGCGTCGGGCGGCGCATCAACGGCTTCTTCGACGGGATCAATGCCGGTCTCGAGGCGCTGGGCATCGAGCGGCGCGCCTCGCTGATCGGCAATCTGGAGCTCGGCCGGATCGACAATCCCTTTGCGGGGTCGGCAGCTCAAGCGGGAACCGAGGCCCGCGCGGCGTTTCAGGCGGCGTTCACAACGGAGCCGATCACCATGCCTGACCTCGGGCTTGGCGCTTATGCCGAGGAGGCCCGCGGTCAGGCCGAGGCGCTGCGCGAGGTGATGTCCGGCGTGGTCGATGCGGCAACAGCGCCGCTGGAGTCGGTGGCGGCCCTCCGCGAGGCTGTGGCCGCCTCGGGCACTGATGCGGAAACCGCCCTCACCGGCGCGCGCATCGCGGCCGAGAGCCTCGAAGATGCGCTGGATGCCACGGGCGAGGCCGCGGGTCGCGCGGGCGGTGCCGGTCGCGGGGCCGGTCAGGCGCTGCGCGCGGCGGCCGATACGGCGCGGGATGCCTGGGAGGCCACCGCCGAGGCGGTGCGCGCCGCGCAGGAACGCTCCCGCGAGATCGCTCAGGGCCTCGCGCAGGATATTGTCGGACCGATCAAGGAGGCGCTGAAATCAGGCGAGTTCACCTGGGAGACATTCGCCAGCGCCATTTCGCGGATTGCCCAGAACCTGGCGAACCGGCTGATCGAGCTTGCCTTCAAGCCGATCGAGAACGCGATCATGCGCGCCTTCTCGGGCATGGGCGGCGGTGGCGGGTTCTTCGCGAACCTCTTCGGCTTCGCGCGAGGCGGCGTCTTCGCTGGTGGCCAGGAACTGACCGCCTTCGCGCGCGGGGGCGTCGTGAACCGTCCCACGGTGTTTCCCTTCTCCCGCGGCATCGGGCTGATGGGCGAAGCCGGACCCGAGGCGATCCTGCCGCTCCGGCGCGGGCGCGACGGGAGGCTCGGGGTGGAGATGAACCGGGATCCCGGTCAGTCGTCGGCGCAAGACATGTCGACGCGCATCATCAACGTGCTCGACCCTTCCGTCGTGGGCGACTACCTCGCCACGCCCTCGGGCGAGCGGGCGGTCCTGAACGTCATCCGCCGCAACCGGAGTGCCTTGAATGCCTGAGCAGGGAGGGCCATTGCCGCCACCGCTCTGGCCCTTCGCGGCAGCGCGGGAGATCACCGAGGTGCTGGAATGGCGCACCGATGTGCTGACATCGCGCGCGGGCGAACAGCGCATCGTGCTCCGACCCCGCCCGCGCGAGATCGTCACCTTCCGGCACAGGCAGGATGCGCTGGGGATGGCGCGCGTAGCGGAACTGGTGCGGGCCGGGTTTGCCGGTGAGTGGTTGGTGCCGCTCTGGCACATGGCGCTGCAGCCAGTGGCCGATCTGGTGCAAGGCGCGACCGAGATCCTGCTCGACACGGGCGCGTCGGATTTCCGGAGCGGCGATCTGGCAGCGATTGCAGTCGATGGTAAAGAGGCGCTGCCGGTGGTCATCGCCAGCGTTCAGCCCGACCGGCTGATCCTGGTCGAACCGCTGGTCCTCGAACTGCCCAGCCCGACGGTGGCGGCGCGGCGGATCACCATCGCGCCGGTCCGCGCAGGCGTGCTGACCTCAGCCATCGAGATCACTCGCCGCAGGCAAAGCGATGGCACGGTCAGCGCCGGCTTTCTCTTGCGCGATGCACCGAATCTCACAGCACCGGTCCTGCCAACCTATCTCGGCCGCCAGGTCCAGACCGGCCCGAGCCTTGTACGCCGCCCGCTCACCGCCAGCCTGCGCCGTGCGATCGAGTATGTCGATAATGGCTTCGGCCCGGTCGTGGTCGAGCCGGTGAGAGATATTTTCGAACGCGGCGAGACGATCACGCTGAAGGCGCAGGGCCCCTCCGCGCGTCACGCCCTGCGCCGCTGGCTCTGGTCGCTTCGTGGACGGCAGGCCAGATTCTGGCTGCCGACCTGGGGGCGCGAGCTCCAGCTGCGCGCGGCCATGACCTCTGGATCGGTGCTGATGCGTGTGGCACCGGTGGCGACGCTCCCGGACTATGTCGACCGCGCGATCCTGCTGGAAATGCCGACCGCGCTGCGCTTCCGGACGATCACCGCAGCCATCGCCGAGGGCGCGGTTCACCGGCTCACGCTGTCCTCGAATCTCGGCGAGCCGGTGCCGCTCACGACGAGGGTGCATTTCCTGACCGCGATGCGCGCGGATGCGGATCGCGTCGAGATCCAGCATGGCCCTATTGCGAGCGAGGTCACACTGCCTGTCATCGAGGTGCCTGCATGACCTATGCCAGTATCGAGTCCTCGGTTGCCGAGGGCCGCCCCTATTTCCTCTACCAGTTCGTCGAGAGCGATAATGTCTGGCGTTTCACCAGCCGGGCCACGGCTTGGACCAGCACGGGGAGCGGCGGGAGCGAAATCACCTGGGAGCCTGCCGCCGTCGCCCATGGCGATGTGGTGCAGACGAGCGAGATCGAGCGCGGGCGGCTGGAACTGACCTGGCCACTCTCGCATCCCTTCGCGCGGCGGTTTCTGGTCCCTTTGGGCAACACGCCGGTGACGCTGACGATCTTTCGCGGTCACGAACAGGTGCTGGGCGAGACCGTCGCGCATTGGAAGGGCCGCGTGGTGGGCGCGGAGGTCGAGGGTCCGCGTATCATCCTTACCTGCGAGTCGATCTTCAGCACGCTGCGCCGCGCGGGCGTGCGGGCGAAGTACCAGCGGCTTTGCCGCCATGCGCTTTACGGGCGTGGCTGCGGCCTCGACATCGCGCTCTACTGGCTGACCGGCACGGTGACGGCCATATCCGGCAACGCCTCGAGCCTGACGATCCCCGAAGCAGCGGCCGAGCCCGCCGGCTGGTACCGGGGCGGTGTGCTCAGGTTTGGGGCACAACTCGGGTTCATCACCGGCCATGCCGGGGCCACTCTCACGCTGTCGCGCCCGATGCCTGAACTGGCAACGGCGCTTGCTGCGCCGGAGATCGACCCGGAAACCGGCACACCGATCCCGGTTCTCGTCGACATCGCCCCGGGCTGCGATCTGCGCGCCGCCACCTGCGCGGCGAAGTTCGGCAACCTCGCGAACTTCGGGGGATTCCCCGAGATCCCCGGCCGCAACCCCTTCGGCGGCAGCTCCATCGTCTGAGAACGCCCCATGGTCTGGACCTTCATTGCACGGCTCGTCCTCGGGCTGGTGCTCTCCGCGATTTCCTATGCGTTGAGCCCGCGCCCCAAGGTCGAGAAGCCGCAAGCCGCGGGGCTCGACGACTTCTCGCTGCCCACGGCCGAGGAAGGCCGACCGATCCCGGTGGTCTTCGGCACGGTACTGATCACCGGGCCGAACGTCGTCTGGGCAGGCGATCTCAAGGTCGATCCGATCAGGAAGAAAGGCGGCAAGAAATGACGCGCGTGACGATCCAGGACCTGCGCGATGCCCGCTATTGCCTCGCCGGCGTGCGGCCCTGGTTCCGCCGCCACGGGTTCGACTGGCAGGACTTCCTCGCGCGCGGCATCGAGGCCGATCGGCTGCGCGCGACCGGGGATGCGCTGGTGGAGCCGGTGATCCGGATCGCCGAGACGAGGAAGCGGGAGCGGGCGACGGAGGCCAGCAATGGGCGGGCGTAGCAAGGCGCAGACCGTCGGCTTCCGCTATTCTCTGGGCATGCATCTGGCGCTCTGCCACGGGCCGATCGATGCCATCCGCGAGATCCTCGTAGACCGTCGCACTGCCTGGTCAGTGACGACCGGTGGCGGCGTCTCGGGCGGCGGCGCGGCCGTCGAGACGCGGGTCGGTACGGTTGCAGGCATGGCGGCAACCGCAGCGCTGGCGGGCGACACTGGCGCTTTGATCACCTTTCCGGGAACGCGCGCGGGCGTGCGAATCGGCCGGGACTTCCGCTTGCTTCTGGCGAATGGTACGAGCCAGACGATCACGCTGCGGGGCGTGACATTCAACGCCGCCACCAATGTCACCTCCTGGTCCGTCCTGCCCGAGGCGCTGAGTTTCCCTTCGCAATCGGTCGAGGTGTTCGAGGCGACCAGCGCCGCCAGCAATGCCGGCGCTGGTGGTGGGCGCATCCGGATCGACAAGCCCGACCTCTTCGGGGGCGAGAGCCGCGAGGGGGGTATTCGCGGCGATGTCGATGTGCTGATGGGCGGGCCAGGTCAGGGACAGAACGACTATCTGAGCGCCCGCATGAACGGCAACGTGCCCGCCTATCGCGGGCTCTGCTCTCTGGTACTGCGACGGGTGTATCTGGGCATCAACCCCTACCTCAAGCCTTGGGCCGTGCGGGTCACCCGCGTGCTGACCGGCGAGGCGGGGGCGGCGCAATGGTATCCCGAGAAGGCACCGATCGTGCCCGAGGCCAATATCTCGGACGCGGCGATTTACATGACGCTCGATGTCTCGGGCTCGATGTCAGGCACGCGGATGGCCGCGCAGAAGGCGGGCGTCGCGGCGCTGATCCGCGAGATCGGTGCCAGTGTCGATCCCGACCGCCCCAACGACATCCGCATCGTGCTGTGGAATGCGGGCGTCGCGGGATCGATCGAACGACGCAACATGGAACCCGAGGACTACGAGGCACTCGAGGCCTGGATGCTGGCGCTCTCGAACAGCACTTCGGGGGGCACAAACTTCAACGCGGCCTTTGCCGAGGCCAGCACCTTCTTTGCCGGTGGCGGGTCCAAGCGTCGGATCGTCATCTTCGTGACCGATGGCGAACCCTCGCCCATCTCATCAGTCGATGCGGCTGTGGCCACCATCGCCAGCCTGCCGCCCGTCGACATCTTCGGCTTCAACATCGCGCTGGCCAACACGACCTTTACCGCGCGCATCGACAACACGCCGGTGGACGGCGTGCCGGTGATCCCGCCCGGCAACCCGCAGGCGCTGGTCGCCTCCCTGCGCGGGGCCTTCGGCAACGGCTCGGACATGAACCCGGCCCATATCATCCGCGAATGCCTGACCAACCGCGACTGGGGTCTGGGCTATTCCACGGTCGAGATCGGGGCGAGTTTCACGATCGCTGCGGACACGCTCTACACCGAGGGCTTCGGCCTGTCGCTGATCTGGCAGCAGGACAGCTCCATCGAGGAGTTCATCGGCAGCGTTCTCGACCATATCGATGCCACGCTCTTCATCGACCGGCGCACCGGGCTCTGGGAGATCAGGCTGATCCGGGCTGACTACACGGCCGCAACACTGCCGCTCTTCGACGAGGCCAATGTCGTGGACTGGGGCCGGCTGGGGCGGCGCGCGCCGTCGGACCTCGTCAACAGCGTGACCGTGCGCTTCACCGATGCCTGGACCGACGACACGGGAGCAGTCTCGGTCACCGACACCGCGCGCGTCCAGTCCATGGGCGAGGTGATCGCCACCACGCTCGACTATCCGGGCATCCGCTACCAGGGGCTGGCGATCCGCGTGGCCGAGCGCGACCTTCGCGCCCTTTCCGTGCCGCTACTCACGGGCGAGATCGTGGTGAACCGCGAAGGCGCCGATCTCGGGCCTGGCGATGTGATCCGGCTGCGGTCGCCCCGCCTCGGGCTCGACGACGTGGTGATGCGCATCTCGGAGATCGGTCAGGGCGACGGGCGCGACAACGGCATCCGGCTGAAGCTCGCCGAGGACGTCTTTGCCCTTGGTGCGACCGCCATCGCGGGCGGGCGCATGCCGACAGGGACCGGCGTTGCCGCACCGCCGCGGGCACTCGCCCGGCGCATGGTCGAGGAGGCCCCGTACTGGCTGCTGGTCCGCGAACTCGGCCACTCCGAGGCTGACCGGATTCTTTCGGAGGATCCCGATGCGGGCGCGGTAGTCGCCACGGGCGAGCGCCCCAGCGCCGATGCGCTGGCGGCGGAACTCTGGATCGATCCCGGCACTGGTCCGGCCCAGGAAGGCGTGGTCGCGTTCGCGCCGACAGTGCTGCTCGCGGCAGACGTCTCAGATCACCCGGAGGATCGCGTTCTCCCCGTGACCGGCTGGCGCGACATCGGCGAGGTCGGGATCGGCACGCTGGCAAGCGTCGGCGGCGAACTGGTGCGCGTGGACGGGATCACGTCTGCGGCCATCACCGTGGGCCGGGGTTGCCTCGACACCGTCCCGCGCGCGCATGCGGCTGGCGCGCCGGTGATCTTCTTCGACGAGGGTGCTCGGATCACCGAGGAGGCTTGGGCCGCGGGCGAGACCCTCGCGATCCGGCTGCTGCCCGAGACCGGGCGCGGCACGCTCGCCTTCGCGCTCTCGCCCGAGGACAGCGTGACACTCGACCGCCGCGCCATCCGGCCCCTGCCGCCTGGCCGGGTGCAGGCCAACGGCAGCTATGCGCCCGATGTCGATGCGCTGATCGCAGATGATCTGGTGCTGACCTGGACCCACCGCGACCGGCTGACCCAGACCAGCCCGGTGATCGTCGACCACACCGGCGCCTCGATCGGACCCGAGCCGGGCGTCGGCTATGCGATCGAGGTGCGCTGGATCGACCCTGACACTGGCGCGGCTCTCATGCCGCCGGGCATCACCTTCGACGCTGGCAGCGGCACGAGCTGGACGCTGTCGCCCGAGGACGTACCGGAGAGTGGCGCACCCGAGCGCACGGCCGAAATCGACATCGCCGTCCGGGCGCGTCGGATGGTCGGCGACACCTGGATCACCGACCGCGAGGCGCGCCGGTTCCGCCTGAATGCGCCCTTTGCCGCCGGTTGGGATCGCGGCTGGGGCTTTCTCTGGGGCAGCTGACGGGCCTCTCCGCAATCATCGCGACCAACATGAAAGAAGACGAGCATGCCGGAACGGATCATGCCGGGACTGGGGCTGCGCGCCTTCTATGACCCCGGCCAGCGCAACTGGGGCACCAGCGTCAGCGAGGATTTGCGCACCCTTTCAGTGCTGGTACAGGCCCGCGCGCTGTCGCGAAGCTCGGTTCTGCCCGGAAGCGGGAATGCGGGCGATATCTACATCGTGCCCGAAGGTACGCCCGCCAATGCCGGCGCTTTGGCGCTCTGGGACGGGGAGTCGGGAAGCGAGACATGGGTACTCCTAACCCCGCAGCCGGGCTGGCAGGTCTGGATTGCCGACGAGGCCCGGCATGTGCGCTTTGAAGGCGCGGCGTGGGTCGAGGTGCCCCGCCCCGGTATCGTGCCGATCCGCACCCTCACGGCCACGGCGCACACGCTGGAAGTCATCGACACCGGCTGCATTATCGAGACGACAGGATCGTCGGCCGTCACTATCACGATTCCGCCCGAAGCTTCTGTGCCCTTCGAGAACGGCGGACTGATTAATGTCACGCAGGTCGGCGCGGGGATTGCCACCATCGCCGCGGCAGCCGGGGTGTCGCTCAATGGCGTGACGGCTGGATCGGTGGCGCTCGACGGCCAATGGTCGGGCGTGGCGCTGGTGAAGCGCGGTGCGGATGCATGGGTCATTCAGGGTGCGTTGGCGGGGGCCGTCGCATGAGTCTTCTGATGCTGCGCGCCGCCATCCTGGCGCAGGGTGGTGATACGGGGCCTCCCGTCGATATCGGCTCTGCTTGGGAGCTGGATGTCGCCCGCCGCCCCGGAGGGTACACGCTCTCGGATGGCAACCAGACCGCGATCAACACCTCGGGCGGCAGCGACTATCGCCGCTGGGTGCCGGCCGCCAAGGCGATCCGACCAACGGATGGACGTCGTTATTGGGAGGTTCTGTGTGCCTCCAGCGGTGCTGTGGAGTTCGACGGCTATCTGGGCATCGTCTCCGATGAGCAACGCGAGGAATATGACGCGGGCAACAATCCGATCACGCTGGGCTCGATCGGGTATCGCGGCAACGGCTCGCTCTGGTCGTCGAACACCGGCACCGCCAGCCAGCGCCTGTCCGGGCTTGCCACCTATGGGGCGGGCGACGTGGTGATGTTCGTGTTTGATCCCGGCGATGCCAGCCTCTGGATCGGGCTGAACGGTATCTGGCGCGACGATCCGGTCAGCGGCGCGCCGACATGGAATGCCGCACCGAGTGCCGGCTTCTATCCACAGATCCAGGGACGCGATCCGGGCGATGGCGGTACGCTGCGCTCGCTGCCCTCGCAGTTCAGCTACCCGGTTCCACCCGGAACCCAGGCGCTGGGCTATGAGGATCCCGATCTGCGCATTTACCAGACCCATGCCTTCATCGAGTTTGCCTGGGACCGTGATCTCAGCATTGCAGAGGTCGAAGCCTGGCTCGATCTCGGCGGCGGCCCGCGCCTCACCTCGGGCAATGTCTCGCTGTTTCTCGATCACGGCGGGGGCACTGCCCTCTCCGCCGCCCATGCCGCCCTCTATATCGAAGTGGACCTTTCATGACCTACATCCTGCATCTGGGCCATCAGCCCACCGACATCTCCGGCGTTGCCGGTTCGCTGAGCAGCGTCGCTGCCGGCTTCGACGACACCCTCGATGTCAACGGTATCCGTTTCAACGGATCGCGCACGCTGGCCGCCCCCTTCGCCGTCGGGTTTCCGGCGCCGGTGGGCGACATGTGGCTGGGGTTTCGCTACGTGCCGCCCAACAACGATTCCGAGAGCATCACCCAGAGCAATGCCGGGTTCCTCGAGTTCTTTGACGCGGAGAATGTCAGGATCGCGCAGGTCCGCCCCCTGACCTCGACCAACCGCTACCACGCCGAGGCGCATGGCGACACTGTCGAGCAGGGAAGCTCGAGCTACTTCGCCCCGAACGGCCAGGCGCAATGGGTGGATGTGCGCCTGAGTGTTGATGCCGAGATCACCATCGAATTCTACGTAGACGGCGTGCTGCAAAGCACTGCCACCGCGGTGAACACGGGCGGAAAGGGCAAGCCGGTGCAGGTCGTCTTCACGAATGTCGGCCTGCACGGCACCAGCTCGAGCCGCACTTGGTATTATGCCCATATCGCGGTCCTCGACGGGGTCTCGACCATCGGACGTCGCTTCGTGCGTCGCATCCCCAATGCCATCGCCAGCTTCAACGAGATGGTGGGCAGCATCGATGCGCTCAGCGATAGCGATATCGCCACGCGGGTCGCCAGCACCACGGCAGGGCAACGCATGTCCTTCTCTCTGACCGGCCCGACCGGCCCCGCGTCGGTTTCCGCCATTGCGGGCGTGCACCTCAAGCAGATCGCGCAGGCGGGCACGGACGGTCCGGACGCCACCGCAGGCTTCCTGCGCATGGGCGGCGTGAACCATGACGCCACCCCCGTCACGGTGCCCGACCTTGCGCCCGTGCCTGTCTATTCCAGCTGGGCGATCAACCCGGCTGATGCGAGCCCCTGGAGCGATCTGACACTGCCGAACGAGGTCGGGATCCGCTCGGCATGA